TATTATTGGTGGTAATACTAATAAAATTTTCAGTTCAACTTTTAATAGTGGTTACGCTTGCATCGGTAAAAGTTCATCAACTATTATAGGTGGTACACATAATACAATGCTTTCTAGCGTCGGTACCGGTACATGTAATACGATTATAGGAGGGACAGCTAATACAGTAGGTGGTCAACATAATATAATAATAAACGGTTATGGTAGTAAAATTACTAGTACACATCCTAGATATTCTAATAATAAAAATTTAATAGGTCCTAGTTATGCAAGTTGTATATTAGCAGGATACGGTGGTTATAATCAGATCTTAACCGGAAGATATAACAGAATTACTACTAATAATGATCAAACGTCTATGCAACGAAATACCATAATAAATGGTATTTATAATTGTATTTTCGGTAATAGTAGTATAAATACACATCTTGGTGGTGGTAGTTATAATCAAATTAATGGTTCTAATTATAATACCGTAGGTGGTGGTAGTAATTGTTTGATAGGTGGTTCTCAAAATACTATATTAGGTTTTTTTAATCATTCTACAGGTTCAAAAAATATAATTCTCGGTTGTAAATTAAGAGTAGGTACTGATACAACTTTAACTACTGTAGTTAATAATTTAAGTGCACAATGTAACATACACGTTAACGGTCAATTACTAGGAGGTACATGTCAGAATAAAATATGTAATTCATCATTTACTTTAGGTAATTCAGATAATGGTAAGAGTATATATTTGAACACAACATCAGGTACAATTAATGTCACAGTTAATTGTATGACATCAGGTTTCGCTACTAGATTTATATTAGAAGGAGGTTCTAATCCAGTAGCATTTGTTACAGGTGCAGGGTTATCAGGTTTAAATAGTTTTGAAAGTAGAACATGTATGACAGTACCGTTTAGTCAAGCTGATATAAATTTTAGATCAGAACGATATGCATTTTTAGGAGGTAATTTACAAACATGATTAGAAATACTTTAGTACCATTCCCGCTTTCAAGCACTGTAATTCAAAAATTTGCATATGAAAGGCCTGAAGAGTTTGAAAATTTAGCAGTTTATACCCCAGGTGTAACTGAAATATACACAGCTTTACATGCAGTATTTCCTCCAGGTACCGGCAATGAAAATCTTTCCGGTATTAATTTTGCTGTATTTCACGCAGATGTTAATAGTGGTAGTATAAGTGTTGATTGGGGTGATGGTAATACTGAAACTATGACAAGTGGTGCTACTGTTTATCATTTTTATGATTATAATGATTTAAATCCAGATACAGAATTTAGAGGTTATAGACAAGTAGTTTTATCAGCTGTACCAGCTACAGATGGTTCTAAATTTTCAGATATAGATATAAATGTTGACGGTCCATGGTCACCAGGATTTACTTCAAATACAAATAGATTTAATCAAAATATATTAGATTTAGCAATGAGTTCATCAGGTGCTACAAGAATGAAAATAGGTGGAGGTGATAGGCCATTAAAAATGTGTGAAAAAACTAGACTTTGTAACACAACGAGTAATCGATTAACAGACCCACAACAAGAATTTTGGGATGGATACACCTCAATACAAGACGTTAACGCACCATATATGCATGTTGATACAACTGAAAGCCATCAAGAAGTTTTTAGACTTTGCTATAAATTAAGAATATTACCTGATGAATTTGCTGATCCAGATAGGTATTGGTTTTGGAATGCAAGTAGCTTATATTTAGCATTTGATTCCTGTTGGAGTTTAAGATACTTACCTGAAGGTTTATTTGATAAACAAGGCCAGACAAGTGAGTTAGCCAATGTTACTGATTATAGATATATGTTTAGATATTGCTATAATTTAAGATATATACCTAGACTACCAGTACGTACATCAGGATCAGCTATAAGAGTTGCATTTATGTTTGAAGATTGTCAACACCTTATAAAACTTCCTAGAGATTTTAAAGGTAATAACATTACATCATCAAGTAGTAATGGAATAGAACGACTATTTTATAATTGTATAGATTTAGAAGATTTTGGAGATTTTAGTTTAGCACAAATGGATTCATCAGCTCGAGCTTATCATAGTATAGCTGCTGAAGGTATTTTTAGACAAACTGGTAGAGATAAATTTGAAGAAGTGCCGTGGTTAGGGGTAGATCCGACTTTCATTAATAGTAACGCAGACATAGGTGGTGTAGGTATTATAAGACCAGGAAATGGTCCGAAAAGATTAAATTCACAATATTTTAAAGAACATGGAGGATTATTAGATATGACTAATATTACTGATGCTCAAGATGCTTTTAATAATAATAAAACAATTGAGGCATATCCAATAATTAAAGTCGGTCCTAATAAAATGACTAATAGTAACACTTTATTTAGAATGTTTTTCGGAAATTATTGTTTAAAAACTATTCAATTTAGTGGTTTTGATGTAGATGAAACTTTCGGTAATGGTGAATATTATCAAATGTTTTATCAAAATACCCAGTTAGTAGCTATATCAGGCCTACCCTTTAACGCAGCAAATGATAGTGGAGATTACAGTAATATGTTTAACAGTATAGGCACACTAGCTCATATAACATTTCCAGGGGCATCAGGAGACGAAACTGGTTTTTCTGAAAGTATTAGCTTAACTAAGATGCCATTCACTAGACATGAAATAGTTAATATATTTCAATACTTAAAAACGGTTGGTGGTAAAACTATTACCTTAACTGATAATAATTTTGCTGATGATTTAACTGCAGGAGAATTAGCAATAGCAACAGGTAAAGGTTGGACAGTAACAACATAAAGAATATATAATATTATGAGTACAGAAACATTATGCCCTAGTACATTTGAAGGGTTTTATATGAAAGAAGGTCCTAGTGCAAGGACAGGTAGAACAATGCTTTTTTTCGGTAAGAAAAAAGTTTTATTTCCTGATGGTAATACGCTTCTTAGAGCTAATTCCGGTTCTTATACATACCCAGTAAGCGGGTGGACATGGTTTAATAGTTTAGAAGAAGCTTGTGATAATTGGAGTTTAGATATAGAACTATACGAGTTAGAATTTTACGGGCCTTATTATGAATTAATTACTGGTAAAGATCCTTTTATAGATCCGATAATATAAATATATATGTGAATTGTAATTTCATTAAATCTAAATACTATTGCTTTCTTATACATGAAAAGCAAGAAATAGATAGATTGAAATGGATTGAATCAGAAAAAGAAAACCGTGATATTGGATATTATAGAGCGGTTTTTTTATGGAATGAAAAGCATAGAACAAGTTGGATAACTCACTATAAAGAATTATCTACTTTTTAGAATTACTTCTTGGAGTAGCTGCAGCTCTATCTGTATTACTATTCAATACTTCAGCTGATTCTCTAACATCAGTATTGGTATCTTTCAACGTTAACGGTAAGTTAGCAAAAGCATGAGAGTGAGCAAAAATAGTAACAGGCCACGTACCAGCAGATGACCCACTACCAACAACAGCTTCACCATGAGCTATAGTCGTTTCTGACTCTTGATATTCTCTTGGTGCAGTAACATGTTGCAAGAATACTTCACCTTCAACATGCATACCACCACCTATAACAACATTTTTATTAATCCCTAAACTACTATCTATTAAAACTTGTCTTTGGTTTTTATTTCTCAATCTTAATATTTCTGCACTTATATTAATTACTTTTCCGGAATCAATATTAATTTCATTATCTGAACCTATATTAATTTGTTCACCAGCAATATTAGTTATCGTACCGCTCATATTAACAGGCCCGTAAGATTTTAAATTTAAACCTCCTGCACCAACCATTACGTTATATCTATTAGAAACATTTAATGTTGAATTACCTCCAGGTAAATCTTGCACGTGTACATATTCTAATAAAGGTGTACCTTTTTTATTAACGTATACTGAACTACTATTAACAACTACTTCACTGTTAGTAAGTTTACCAATATCATCCATTCTAATACTACCAAAATCATTCATTAGAACTCCAATAGTTTCTAATTTATGTTTAGCAATTTCTACTATTTCTGAACCTCCTTGACCTAGTTCAACTCTACGTCAGTAATTTTTTTAAGATTGGCCTGAATCAATGTAGATAAATTTTCTTTTTTATCTTCTACATCCCAAGTACCATCTTGCGTAGATATACTCTTGCCTTCCCCACCAGGTCCCCAATTATTATAGTTTAATTCAGTCCAATTAGCATTAGATGGAGCTTTATTAGTAGACGGATTATCAGAACCGCTAATAGATATATCATCATTATTATCATAAGCTCCTAAACTACCAGGAGATGTATTAGATTTACCATCTAATGTACCATATTTTACACTACCATCAGTAACTGGATAATTTTCAAAAGTACCAGATCTTTTTTGTTCAGTACTATTTCTTCTTAATAAAATTAAACCACTTGAATCTTTAACGTTATTATCAATTGCTCTTTTAGTTTCAAATAATTGTTTATTATCTTGAAAAACTGATACTATATCTTTCCATTTTTTATAATACTCTTTATTTAAATTACCTACTTTTCTATAATTATCTCTTTTTACTATTTCATCTTTATTTTTACTAGTATGTAAATTTTTATTACCTTGTACTGTTTCAAATTGATCGTTAAGGACTAATTTTTGATCATTTTTAGTTGCTAGTTCAATATTAGTTTGATTATTAAGTTCTTTAAAAGAACCTGAATAATGAGTTAATTTAATCTTTTCATTTAAGTCTGAATTAATTATTTCGAAAGTACCACCTTTTTGATTTAATACATACTTATTTCTATAGTTATCAACGTTAGCATCTTCTTCAGTTGTAGATCTACTAAAATTTTCATATTTACCTGGATAGTCTAAATTGCTATCATATATACCTTGCCAATCACTGTTACCAAAACTAGCACCTAATATAACTGGAAATAAAGGATTACCATCTCTAAAAAATACATATACATGCGCACCAACACTTGGTATGCCGAATGAACCTTTTGCTTTATTAGAATACACACTAGGTTTATACATATATGAATAAGGATTAGCAAAATTACTTTCTCCACTTTTATTAAATGCATCGTTTAATCTGAAAGAAGATTTTTCATATAATTCTCCTGGTGCAGTTGCTGAACCTGATTGTGATGTCGAAGTAAAATTACTATCAGAAATACTACCTGCTAAATTAAAATTATTAAATCTACCTGAAGTATTCTCACCGAATAAAGGTGATGATATCTCTGACCATGGTAAAATAATTTTTAGATCTTCTAAAATAGGAGTTATATCAGAATTAATATTATCTCCGATAAATTTAATTTTTTTATCCTTTTTATCAGCAACCCATTTATTATATAAATTAGCTGATACATTAGGTACGTATACTTTAACCCTTCCTCTTTTTTCAGGGTCATTATTTTGTATTACCATACCTAAATATATGCTATTATACTCTTTCATATTGATATTTAATTTAAATTTCTCTTACGTCAATGAATACATTTTCTTTTCTTCATCTGTTAAATTTAAATTATTTTTTCTAAATTTTAAAAATGAATCATTTATTTTACTTAAATTTAATTCTTGATCTTTAGAAATATTAGCAATACTCTTTTCAGTTAAAGCATTATTAATTAAATTATTTTCAGAATCACTACAAAAACCTGAAGATAGAGAAGCTTTTTTTATGGGGTCTAAGCTGATATCTTTTATTTGTTTATTTGATAAATTACCTATATTTTGCATTGGAGATTTAAAGCTATCTTTATTAATTTTAGCTGACTCAAATCTTTGTATACTTTCCTTTTCTATATTTTTTAATTCATCTTCTAATTCTAATTCTAAAATTTGGTCCTGTAAGGTAAATTCACCTTGTATATTACTGAAACTATCAAATACATTTTTTAGTTTACCAGTTAAATTATCTAAAGGACCTGTAAAGAAGCTACCTATACTATCTTTATCGAAACCTGGCAATTTAAACTTATCAATACTACCGGTAGTAATGCCAGTTATAATATCAATAGCACCATCAATTTTATCACAAACAGCACCTTTAACATTCTTTATAGTGTTAGTTATTTGATTTCTTTTAATACTTGGAGATAAGTTTTCAGTAACAGAAGGTGTTATATTGTTTAAGTTTTTACTAAATGAATCTATTGGTGGTCTTTTAAATGCCATATAGAATATTTACTTGATTATTACGTTTTAGATGTTATAATTATGGTATGTTAGTATCTCATGAAAGTCCTATTAGTATATTAGATAAATCGAGAATGTATAATGACTATGATTATGCGTTAGTTCATTTATTTGAAACTCATCCTGATTATTATAATTTTTTTAAAGACAGTGTTACTGTTGGTAGAGAAGTGCTATTAGATAATAGTATTTTTGAACTTGGTGAATCTTTTGATTCCGATAAATTTGCTAAATATGCAAATGAATTAAAACCTACTTATTATATAGTACCAGATGTTTTAGAAGATGGTTATAAAACGATACAGGGGTTTGATAATTTTGTTAATAAATATCCTGATTTACCTGGGTTGAAGATCGGAGTAGTGCAAGGTAAAACTTGGGATGAGTTAGTTGATTGTTATAAGTATATGTCTGATAATGCTGATTATATTGCAATTAGTTTTGATTATAGTTATTATATAGTTACTGGNGTAGGTAAAACTAAACTTGAAAGATATTCAACTGGTAGATATAAATTTATAAATGATCTTCAGCGTGAAGGTATTTGGAATAAACATAAACCNCATCATTTATTAGGTTGNTCATTAGCTAAAGAATTTAATTTATATGTAAATGATAGATCTATTAGATCAGTAGATACATCTAATCCAGTAGTAGCAGGTATTAAGGAACTACGATATAATGGTAATTTAGGTTTAAATGATAAACCTTCTATTAAACTTGCAGATTTAATCGATCATGAAGTAACAGATACACAAATGGAAAATATAGAATATAATGTTAAGAATTTTAGAAAGATTGTAAATGGTAGTTAGTTTTACAGGAGCTCAAAGTACAGGTAAATCTACTCTTTTTAATTTATTGAAAAGTTCTGATAGATTTCGTAAATTTAATTTTGTATGTGAATTAACTAGAACGTTGAAAGAAGATTATAATCTTAATATAAATGAAGAAGGTAATGATATAACTCAATTAGCTATACTTAATGGTCATTTTATGAATTATTTAAAGTATAAAAATACTAATGTATTGTTAGATAGATGTATTTTAGATGGAGTTGTATATACTACCTATCTTTATCATACTGGTAAAGTTAGTAAAGAGGTAGCTGAATATGCAGATTATTTAACTAGTAAATTGGTTAATAGCGTGGATATAATCTTTTATACAGAACCTGATGTACCGTTGGTAGATGATGGTGAACGTAGTATAAACATAGAATTTAGAAATAAAGTAATAGATCTATTTGAAGAAGCAATTACTCATTACAATATAGATGTAGTAAGATTGAAAGGATCGGTAGAAGAAAGAATAGAAACAATTAAAGATAAATATGACTTATGGCAAACAATAAATTAGATAACAGTAATATTAGTAAACATTTAGGAGCAATATCTCAATATAAGAGTACTTATGATCCTGGATTGCTCGTAAAAGAGCCTCGTAGTAATAATAGAGAATACCTTAATATATTTGACGATGACTTACCTTTTGTGGGGTATGATACATGGAATGCATATGAAGTATCGTTTCTATTAGAAAATGGTAGACCAGTGACAGGTGTAGCTAAATGTGTATATCCATGCACGAGTAAATATATTGTAGAGAGTAAGAGTATAAAGTTATACTTTAATTCTTATAATATGAGTAAGATTGCTAGTAATAAGGATGAAGCAGTTCAATCATTTGAAGCAACTGCAAGTGAAGATTTAAGTAATTTATTGGAAACTGATGTAGTAGTATCTTTCCAAGACGGAGTAAGAGTTAATAATAAATTTGATAGTCCTAATAATGAATGGGATATAGATGAATATTTAAATGTGGATCTTCTAGAAGATCATAAAGATTTTAAATATACACAATATACAGAAGATCCTAGCTTATTAGAAGCTATTAGCCGTACAAAAGATCTCGAACAAAAGTTTTATTCAGGTCTACTAAAGAGTAATTGTCGTGTTACTTCTCAACCAGATTGGGGAGATGTATTCATCTATATTAAATCAAAGAATGCTATCGATGCTCATAGTATAAAAAACTATATTATATCATTTAGAGATGAGTGTCATTTTCATGAAGAGATTTGCGAATGTATCTATAAAAGATTAAAAGATGCTTTTGAACCTAGTGAGCTTTTAGTGATGTGTTTATATGCTAGAAGAGGTGGTATTGATATTAATCCAGTTAGAGCGTCAGATATAAATCTAATTAACTTACTTGCTGATAATTTAATAGATAGTAAAGCAATTCATATTAAGACATCTAAACAATAAATTTAATATCTAATTATTGTAACAAAAAAGACCCAGCCGATAACTCGACTGGGTCTTTTGTTGAAGTGTATAAGACTTAAGATTATCCGAAGTACACGCTGTTTGTACCAGGTGTAAACGCTTCTCCGAGTCCTGTACAAATGATAACGTGATAGTATAGATTAGCACCGAAAATATTGTCAACGACACCATAACGTGTAAGCAAGCCTACGCGAGGTGCGAAGTCATTAGGTCCGATTGTTCTCTGTACCATAACTGGGATGTATGGGCAGTAGATAATACCAGTGTCATAGAATTCAGGTCCCTTGTATCCAAGTAGAGCATATTCAAGACGAGCACCACGTAATGTAGACCCTCCTTGAGCTTCTGCTTGACCTTCTGTTCTTGTGTCACGATAAACGTTGAAACGTCCACCAAGATTACCAATCTTAGCAACACCTACTGGTTGTGTATTAACATTACCTTGGACTGGTACCCACTGGAATTCAGGGAGCATTTCCAAGATAGCGCATACACGAGGTGTAGCTACGATGAAGTTAGCAGCACCACGGCGATTTCTCACTGCGATTCTATTAGCTTCTACGATAATTCTTTGATAGAAATCTCTGTTACGTTCTACTAACCAACGACCATCTGCAGAAGCAGGACTCCATACAGAGTAACCTGAACCACGTCCAGCATTTAGAGCAACTTGAATCATTCTCATCAACATTTCTCTATCGATTTCAGCCTGAATTTCATATGACATTGCATTTGTTAATTCAGTATCGATATCGATACCATTCATGTTTTTAAGATCTTGTTCAAGTTCAACTGACCAGCGAGCGCCTAAGCGTCTAGTACCGGCTTCAACAGCTGTCTTCTCGAAAGAAACTTCGAAGTTAGGAATATTACCTGTAATTTCAAAGTTCTGAAGAAGAGCTGCAACACCTTGATCCTGTTCTTCCATAGTGAAAGCTGCATCTGCATCTCCACCACCGGATAAGAACGATGCCGAAGCACCTGTATAACGAGTATCAAGTCTTTGATAACCAGCTTCTGTACCACCAGTTTCACGTAAAGTGGAAACTTGTGAGCCAGGACCTGAATTACCAGTGCCTAAACCGTCAATACCAGAACCTAGAGTTTCATCTGAATAGCGATAACGCAATGCAAATGCTAACCCAACTGGTCCAGCCATTGGTTGAACACCAACGATTTCATTTGTAATTAACTCGGGAAAAGTACGTCTAATCATCGGAATCAAGATTTTCGGCAAACGAGCATCAGCTGGTGCGTATGTATCCAAGCCTGGTGTACCACCAACTTGATTAGGAGCGCCAATTGAAGAACCATTACCTAGTGAACCGCCAGTACCTGACTGATTCGCATTAGAAGGTGTATAGTTAGGTCCAGCCTCTTGAATACACCATGCTTCTTGGTTTTCAAGTAGCATTGCTGTATTTAAACGGGTGTGACTATCTTCGATTGCTGCAACACTTTTAGATGTGTAATCCAATACTGGACCCCATTTTTCTAAAAGAGAAGCTGCTCTTGATTCATCTATATAAGCCTGTGTAGGTCTAATTGATTTCATAGTATATTTTCCTTTATTATTCGACCCCAAGGTTTATGAAAACCAGGAAACTCAGGAATACCTAAAATTATATAAAAAATTTAGTATTTTGAAAGCTCGTCCATATAAGGTGTTGGAGCAGAACTGCTACCTGAAGACGTTTCTTCATAAATCACCCGATCGACGTTATCTCTCTTGCTTAAAGCTTCTTCCTTTAAAGACTCGAGTCTGCCACTTTCTTTCTTAGAGAAAAGCTTCAATGTATAATCAAAATTCTCAGAGATAAAGTCATATCCTTTACCTTTTAATTGTTTTGCCATATACTTTTTAGCTCTTTCATCAAGCTTAACAGTCTTTTGTTCAAATAATAGATCAGATTTAATTTGATCTAAATTTTCTCTTAAAACTGCATTTTCTTCTGCAACAGACTCAAGCTTACTAGAAGCTTCATTTATTTGTTTCTTACCATCGATAACAGCTTCTTTAATGCTTTCTTTTTCAAGAGCACTATCAACTGCTAAATGGTTTCTTAATCCTTCTAATACTTTAACAGCTTTTGTATTTTTAACTGCTTCTTCAATTGTATCAGTAGGTACTTTTTCTTCTAGATATACATCTAGATAATTAGAAATATTTTCAACTAAATCACTTTGGAAACCTGAAGCACTTTCATTAATTTCACTTTCATATTTTTCGATAACCATTTTAAGCTTATTAGCTCTATCTGAATCGATTGCTTCAACTACTCTTTGTAATTTATCTGAATGATCGACATCAATTTTTTCAACAAGCTCTGTTAACTTCTCTGTATACATTTCGTCTTGCCTGTTTAATGCATCTTCTACATGTAATTCAACCTTATCGTTGACTTTACTTTCGAATACAGTTTCAATTTCAGATAGAACTTCATCGTTAAGTGCTCCACCAGTTGCTTCTTTTAATATTTGTTTAATGTCCATAATTTAGAATATACTTATATTATTATTTATTATCTTACGCTCTATTTTTCTATCAACTATGTTAGATAAATTTGAACTTGCCTTTTTATAATCTCTATCCATTACATTAGATATAAATTTTTTAATTTCTGTTTTTATCGCCTTCATTTTTAATATTTATAGAGTTCTTAAAAATTTGATAATATTATCTCTTAAAAACGTGTCTTTATCTTTTAAAGGCATGTTACTTATATTTTTTTCAAAAGTTTCATATGATTCTTCAAATTGACCATACTTATTAACAACATATTGTTTGCTTTCTAAAATACCATTAACAAATGCTTTTGGAAATGATGGATCAGCTACGCAGTCAATAGCAACTAATTTAAAATCTTTTACTCTATTAATACCATCTGTACCAGATTCTGGAATTAATTGACCTAATGCTCTAGAACTCATACCAACTCTAACCCCATCATTAATTAAACTTCTAACTATTAACCCGGTTGGTGTAGAAAGCACTTTACTTTTACCGTAAAATACATTTCCTTCTTGAGACATTTCAGTTACTAAATGACAAGCTCTCTCTAGATCAACATCTGCAGTAGTAGGATGATTTAACTCACCCATTGCACGTCCTGTTTTAACCATCATGTTTTCATATCGTTTAATCTCACGTTGCATTTCTTCTAAAGGGTAAATTCTTTTATTTCTATTTACCCCTTCAGCCATCATATAAGGTCCTTTAATATAAAAGTTTTTACTATCTTTTGAGTTACCTTCCTCAACGATATATTCAAACTCTTCCTTAGGAGCTGGTGTTTCTACAATTAAGTTTAATCCCATAATATTATTTATAGCTTTTTAGCTTATTTCCATCCGCAATTCAATTCTTTCTCAGTGACTATTAAGAATTTATAACCTTTTTTATCAGCCCATTCTTGAGCTGCTTTCCATTTAGCTACATTAATAACATATGTTTTCTGTTCATATAACATAGTTGAACTTTTTTTCTTTTTAGATCTTACTGGTCTTTTAGTTTGTTTACTCGGTTTTATTTCAATTAAAAATTTATTATTATTACCATTTCTATCTTTAAAAATTATAAAATTATCTACAAAATACCTATGCACCTTATTATCTAAAGGACTTAAGTATGGTATTATAACATTTTCACTACCCCATTTTAATATATTTTCATTGCAATCAGCCCATTTAAAAAATTTCAATTCCCAACCTGATCTAAAGATAGGTAACTTCTTTCCTATATATTTTTCTATATTAACAGGCTTATATACACCTTGTTTAAATTTATTTCTATTATTATTTTTCAAACCTTATAAATATAATTATGACATTTGAAGAAAAAATCATTAAAAATTCTAGTATTAGACAAAAAAATCTTGTAAGACCGGCAAAGATTGCGTTCGAAAAGCCTGATACTGGAGTTACAATTAACAAAAAAGGTGCATATTACCTTATAAAAGACTCAGCAGATGTAACAGTAAAATATGTAGTACATCTATGTTACGGTTCATATAATAACCCTATCAATGATTTAAAAGGTAAATTTACTCAGAGTGAAATTATAGATTTTGTAGGTAGAAGTAAAGAAGAGCAGCAAACAAAACAGCTGTTAAATATTATTTTAACTGATATCGGTGTAGTAAACAATAATTTTACTACTGAAACAAAAGAAGATCTAGATCTAACTATTAATGATGAAATAGATGATGTATATGGAGATTATGAATTAGAAGATTCTGATTCAACTTCAAGTAGCTCATCTACTACATCTAATGAAACTATAGATGTTAACGATGCTAGTGGTATAATACAAAAACTTATAGAAGTTTTTCAAGCAAAAAGTTAACCAACAAAGAATAGAGGTGGATCTGCATCTCCTTGACCAGGTGCTCCAGTCATTAACTGCTCTTCCAAAGCAGCTTTTTCAGCTAAACCTTCTTGTAATAGGTCTGTATTAAGAGTACCACCACCAAATAATTGCGTACCTTGATATTTACCTCTTACTCTACCTACTGATATTTTACATAAAGCTTGAGCATATTGATATACCCAAAGTTCTTTTACTAAATCTCTAATAGGTCTTTCAACGTAACAAGATATAACACCATAAAATCTAATACTAGAGTTACTAGCATTAGGTTGTGGATACATTCTTAATAATTGAGTTCTAGGATCAAACGTATATGATCTTCTTGTAGCTAGCATTTTTTCTCTTGTTTCTAACCAATTTTTTAAAGTATACCAGCTCACTAAATCGAAACCATAATTACCCATCGCATAACTAAAATATGTTTGCTGAGCTAATGTTTGTTCAATAGTAAATAAAGTATTGATACCAGTTGTTGAACCTTCTTCAAAGTCTGTAATATCAATTACCTTTCTATAGTCCATTACATCGTAATCAAAACTATTAACATATGTATCAACTTCTCCTACAGATACACCTTGAACTGTAAAATTATTTTTAACTTCAGGTTTAAATGAACCTTCAATTTCTGATGATAGTGATGATGTAGATAATGAACTTACTATTGTATTTTTTAATAATTCATTGAATATATCTCCTACGTTAACACCGTCTGTGAGTATACTAGAAAGAACTGTAGTTGTAGCATTGTACATAATATTATTTAATATCCACCTCCACCAGAGTCTGAGTAAGGTCCACTACCTCCGCCTGAATCATCTTCACCAGATTCATCATCTTGTGGTGGTATATAAGGATTACCAGATCCTCCTCCTTCTGATTGTTCGTAAGTTATATCTCCGCTAACAAATTTACCATTTATTTGTTTTACTTGAATATCTTTGAAAGCTACAAAATCGTTTAAGTTACCTTCAGTAGGTATATTTGTTGTATTACCATCAGTAAAAGTAAAATTAAAATATGAATTATTATCATCATCAGAAACACCTGAGAATCCATTAGCGTATGTTACGAATCTAATATCTGCCCATTGACCTTTGGGTGGTAATATATATGCACTGATATTATTACCTGAATCTTTATTAAGATTTTTAACAACTAAGCCATTAACATAGTTATTATATTTAGATACATATATTTTACCTGTAATAAGATAACTGCTATGCGGGGTTGGATTCCAGAAATTTAATTGTTCTAAAGTAGAAGTCCCAAATGCAGCAAAATATGAATTTTCATTTGTAGATACAGGTATAACTTTATTATAACCTGTCAAACCTCCTAAGAATGTATTAGTACCATGTTCAATACCTGCNCCGTAACTAGAATAAACTCCATTATTATAAGTAGAAACTGTATCAGTATAGACNGTAGATAACATTGATAAATGAGTATATCCTAAAACTGATTGAGCTCTATGCTCTTCATATGTACCAGAATAATAACTTAAACCTGTACTATCATACATATAATGTGGAATAAAATTACCTAATAAGTATGCAGGATCAAAATATATAGCTTTAATAGCACTAGTAGCTACAAATGAAGTATCTGATTCATCGATTAACTTAGTAAAGTCTTTATTAAAAGTTTTTAAATCTTTCTGTTCTTTAAAAGTATCAGTATTTTGTAAAGTAAATAAATCAGCTAAATTAATACCATGATCTTTTTTATAAAGAGCACTGTCAAACATAAGATATTCTTTTGTATAACCAGCAAACTTACTGAAATATTCTATAGCGATACTTATATTTTCATAAATTTGATCTCTATGCAGCTCAACATTTATAAAAGGGTAACCTAATGATCTTAGAATTCTATCACTAAGTCTATTATAATTATCAACTCGTGTATTTAAATTTGTACTTTGAAACCCTGATATAGGTGCTATTTCACTCTTAGACATAATAATATTTATTGAATAAAGTAAATTGAATCAATAAATAATAATATGGCATCAGGTGACATTTTAATTACATTAGTACCCGTAACATCAGCTAACGGAAGTAATACTATTAATATAGCTAGGAGCCCAGATTTAGTAGCTCAATTTTTAACTGAGACGCAAAATGCTGCTCCCGCTAAAACACTTTTTGATATATCATTTGTAAGAACGAATATCATAGCAACTTTTAAAGAAGACTAATATGGCAGCAGGAGATATACATATGTCAGTAGTGCCATCTACATCAGCTACTGGATTAAGTGGTGATGAATTTGTTACTATAGGAAATAATCCTAGTTTATTAACAAAGTTTATAAATGAACGTCAAAAAACTCCTCCTAATAAGACGTTATTTGATGTTTCAGATGATAGAGGTCGTATAATACTTACCTTTACTGAAAATTAATAATAATTTATTAAACCTCTGGAGTTGCATCAGCACCGGCATCAGCACCAGGTTCACCTTCAGCACCACCTACCTCTGCGGGTCCCCCTCCAAAGTCTGGAGGAGTTTCAGGACTAACTTCTCCTCCTGCTATAGGTGGTAAACCAGTACCTTCAGCTCCTGGAGCACCACCTTTTTCAAGATCATCTCTCCAGTTAGGTCCTCCACCACCGATTTGTTGAATCTCCCATTGAAGCTCAGCATCTTTTCTTAAGAATTCTCTATTAGCTTTAATTTCTATATCATTCCATCCTAGATATCTTTTTTGTGCATATGTAGATGATACAAATTCACTACCAGCTAATGTATTATAATTTTGAGCTTTTAATTCAAGTTTTTGATTTTCTCTTAACTCATAAAAGTTAGTCGGTACATTAAACTCAAGATATAAGTCATTAGCGTTTAATTCATACTTTTCAAATAAACCTGTTAATTTCAGGTGAGTCATGAAACCATTTTTAAGACCAGTTGCAAATTGTTGTTGCAATCTAATAATAAATTTAGCAAACTTAAGCTCTTCTCTAAGCATATCTAAACCATCATTATATGATGATTCACTATTCAATCTATTGGTAGGTACTTTTAATGCTTTATATAGTTTATTAACAAAGTATACTAAATCTGCTAATTCACCTAAATTAGCTCCACCTTGTAATTGAGTAACTGATGTTCCATCAGAACCTGCTCTCTTAGCAAACCAGAAACTATCTAACATTGATTGAGGGTTAAATTTTTGAACTTGCCCTGATTGATTAACGTCAAATGTCTTTTTACTCCAATACTCTTGAATAAGTTTTCTTAAGTAAGCTTCAGCTTTAGGTGGTGCCATATTACCGACATCAACATTAAAAACTAATCTTTCAGGAGCTCTAACTAATCTATATATAACAATAGCATCTTCAATTAAAGATAATTGTCTATAAGCTCTTCTTGCGTTTTCTATATGAGGTAATCTAAATGTCTTATCTTGATTCCAAATACCTGAATTAACATATGAGATTTGATTCTCATCCATTGGTATAAAGTCATACTTATCAATTTTTTCAGGTTTATTTTCATTAAAGATTGGTTTACGTAAAACGAATCCTTTAATAATCATATTTTGAATATTGTCATATATAGGATCTATTAAATCAGGAGGTAGCATAACTGCACCTAATATACCATCTTGTGTAAATCCGTTATGAATAATATGCTCAAAATAAACTTCACCTTCTATTAATAATTGTCTGAAATATTCAAAACCTTTTTTATCTAAATTAAAATAACCAATATATTTTTCAAATTGATCCCTTATCTCTTGAGTTTTTTCAGCATCAAGATCAGAACCATTCTTAAATTTTAAAGTTACTATGTTGCCGCTTTCATCTTTATTAATACACTCATCACAAATTTCGTCTAATGCATCACTAATCTCAGCAAACGCAGCCATAATTCTATAATCTCTTAATCTACCTCCTTTATTCTCTTCAATATTTGCGTAAACTAAAGAGTTATAATTACCATCTACAGCAATTTGACCTGCACCTTGGTTATTAAAATCGTTATTATAAAATATAGAATTTTTAGCTAAAGCTTCTACTCTTCTCATTCCAGTATCCTGAAACGTACTATACTTTGGATTGAGATCTTGCATTACTGCATTAAAATCCATAGTTTGGTAAGGTAGTTTATTAACTAAGTTTTTGAAAAATCCTTGCTCGGCCATTGTAATTATTTAATTAAAATTCTTATACTATCAATTAAAACCACTTCCTATAATAAAGAAAGTGCTTTCTCCTGCAGGAGCACCAATTGATATAATTTGATCTGTATTATAACCAAATCCTGAATTAGTTATAGAAAGTGATACAACTGAACCTCCGCTTAACGTTGCTGTTATTTGAGCTCTACCTTCTTCTGGTGTAGCATTAGGTTCAGGTATATGAATTGTAGGTGTATTAAAATAACCAAAACCTTTATTCAATATACCTAATGGTTTAACTGTACTACCTGTTCTATCTGAACCTGATAATTCGTTAAATACAAAAGTAGATAATCTCATTGAATTTATATTAGGAAACATTATAGCTTTAATAGAAGCTTGATATGTTT